TACAGCAGCAGAAACGGAGCCAAACACATCAGGATCAAACGTTTATGTAATGGACCTCGCACAGTTCTATACAACTGGGGCAGCATACGCACCACAACACTTAGGGCACGTTTACAGCAACGTCCTAGCTCTAATCAACTTTGCTTCAAACGTGCCCTAAGTGTTGTGGTGGTATCGGCCCAGACGGTAATACGTTTAGTCCAGCATCATTTACATACGAAAATCCAACGACTCCAGCAGCAGAAACGGAGCCAAACACATCAGGATCAAACGTTTATGTAATGGACCTCGCACAGTTCTATACAACTGGGGCAGCATACGCACCACAACACTTAGGGCACGTTTACAGCAACGTTCTAGCTCTAATCAACTTTGCTTCAAACGATATCTATCGCACGACATTCCGTGGTCCTGGTTCAGTGCTAATCACTTCACCAATTATGGCATCAATGCTAGAATCTGCTGCAAAGCTAGAAGGCGGATTAGCCCTTACTGATAAGCCAACGAATACCGCTGACAGTAACTCTGTCAAGTATGTTGGTAAGTTCGCAGGAAAGTATGATCTAATCATTGACCCAATGTTCCCAGAGGACGAAATCATTGTTGGTTACAAGGGCTCAAGCAATATGGATGCAGGACTTGTATACTGCCCATACATCCCATTGATGCCACTGCAAACCATCACTGACCCAGAAACGTTCCAACCACGTAAGGGTGTGTTGACTCGTTATGGTAAGCTTGCAATTCAGCCAGCTTCGAGATTCTTCCGCGTCATTAGAATCGTAGGAACGGGCGCAGATTGGCTCTCAAGAGGAATCGTAAGACAGACTGCATATCAGGGTATAACGCAATCATCCTTAGCATACTAATCCTTATCTGTCGGATAAGAATTAACATAAAGCCCGGTCAATACCGGGCTTTATTCATTTCTATACAGTAAATACTTAAGAAGCATTATGATAGGAATTCCAACAATCACTCAATATGGTTCCTCTTATGGTAAGTTTGGTGGAAGTCGATTAAAAGACTACAAACCGCCCGAACCCATATCACAGGATATGAATAACCAGGAGGAAACTTCTGTTGTTGAATTCAAAGCATTTCAACAAACAATCAAGGATTTTATTCTTGCTAGATTAGGGCATCCTACTATAAGAGTAGAACTTACTGACTTCCAACTTCAATCCTGTATAGAAGAAGCAATCTCAAAGTTGGACTATCATGCTCCTGAATGGATGACACAATATGCAACATTTGATACGTCTGCGGGAGTTAATGTATACGAACTTCCTCCGTCTGTGGCTAACAATCTATCGGAAGTTTGGTATCATAAACAACTCTTTAATCTTGCCGTAACTCCTGGATCTCTAGAATACGACTTTGCGATTATGTTCTTTACCAATACTGGCTTATTCAATAACATGAATATGGGTCAGTATATGTTAATGCAACAATATCTCAAACAAGTAAGAAAGATTCTAGGGCAAGGTGGAACTTGGACTTTGGTTGGCGGTAAGTATCTTCATTTATTCCCAGTCCCTTCTTACGATGAAGCTGTAATCTTAGAATACAGAGGAATCAATGCCGATACAATTCTTCCTGCTTATAAGAATTGGATTCAACGATATGCTCTTTGTGTTGCAAAGGAAATCTTAGGTAGAGTTAGATCAAAATATGAAACTCTCCCTGGACCTTCTGGTGGATCTAGACTTGATGGGCAAGCATTACTATTAGAAGCCAAAGAAGAAAAGGAAAAGCTCCAAGAAGAACTTCTATATGAGATAGAAACTCCACCACTTTTTGATCTCGCTTAGTATGAAAAAATTCTCTGTAACAACCGCTCCGACTAATTACCCAGACCCAGATGGGGAATCTGTCTTATCTTTGTTTGATAAGAACAATCCTGATAAGAATATGTTCAATCTAATAGATGATGAGATTATTCGTCTATCGGGTTCAGAAATCCTTTTGTTCAAGAATGAATCTAAGGGAGATTACGATGAAGTGTATATGGAAACTAAAAAGAAAGTAGTTTCCAATACACCAATTAGACTTTATGGGCATTACGACCCTAGAGTTATTGAGGAGAATCTTACTCAGTTTGGAGTAGAAGTTCAAAACGATCAGGTGTTCGTATTCAATAAGAGTTACTTAGAAAGAAAGGTTGGAAGAGTAATTAAGCCTGGAGACGTTCTACTTCCTACATTCCAAAACATGAAGTTTGAAGTGTATGAAGTCCAAGAGGATAGCTTTGAGAGCTATGGAATCTATCATATAATGGCCCATGCTAAACTTCTTCGTGATAATGAAGCTATTAGAAATGAATCTCTACCAGATGTAGTAGACCATGTTGGAGGAAGATACTAATGCTAGATCCAGAAGTTAGTAATAAATTGCTTCAAATGACAAATCAAAAGCACTATGCAATTACAAAGACTGCATACTATCAGATAATGAGGGAGCTTTTAAACATCTTTGGAAGTCTATATTACACTGATGCTAATGATGAATTGGTTAAAGTGAAGTGTGTAAATGGCAGACAAGAGAGAATGGTTGGAAGAGACAAAAAGGATACAACGTTAGTTTTGCCATTGATTAGCATAACAGAAGCAAACGCTGTTGTTGACACTCAAAGAAGTAGATATAATCCAGTTTTAATCAATGAGAAAATTTGGGATTCAAAGGAAAATAAGGCTAAGAGAATCCTATCCTTTTCTCCTAGACCTGTAGACTTAATGTATCGTATTAATATTTGGGCTAAGTATGCAGTTGATATGGACATGCTTAGATATGCAATCTTTAGTCTATTCAATCCAGAAATGGATATTAGAACAGACTTTAGTGATTATACAAAAGCATTCTTGGAATCAGAAGATGATGTTGGAGAACACGAAGCTTCTGATGGAACCGATAGAATCCTAAGAAAGTCCCTCACTATAAAAGTAGAAACTTACCTTCCTGCCCCTAAGTTCCTTTACACAGTGAATGGAGAATTAGAGGCATTTAACGTGGATGTTGAGGTATTTAATCAGTCACAAGACCTAGAAACAGATAATCCAATCGAAACAATTGAGTTAAGAGAGAATTTATAGTTAATTTGAACTCCTATTTAGGTAAATAACGATAGGAGTTTATTTTATGCGATTGGTTCAAAATACATCTTTACAGGGATTGAATATATTGTTCAACACCCCTCAGGGATTACTGGAGATCTACTTGAGACCTAAAACCTCGATTAGAATTCCAGACTCATACCAATCTAGGATTTTGGAGACCTTCATTAGACGTAGGTTAATAAGGGTCACAAAAATTGCACCCACAAAATAATGAAGTCTACTCTAAATAGTAATATAACAAGGGAAAATCATGGCATTACCGGCTAGTCCTTCAGTAGTTGTTTTAGAAAACAATCAATCAATTTTCGCACCTAATGTTGATTCGTCTATCGTAGGGATAGTTGGATTTGCCGATAAAGGCCCAATTAACGAAGCAACTCTAGTCACATCTCAGAATGATTTGCTCAACAAGTTTGGTAAGCCTAGTTCAAATATTCCGGGCCAAGGTCTTGAAGGAGCAATAGAGATTCTTGAGGCAACGAATCAGGTTTACTTTGTTAGAGCAGATAACGGAACTGCAACTGTCGCATCAGCAACGGTAACAGTGGGATTCTGTCCAGCGATTCAAATCCCTAATTCTACTCTAACTACAGCAAGCTCACTTTATGTTGCAGTATGGGATAACAATGGAACTTTAGATACAAGTTCCGTTATTAGCGTAGATTCAACTTATGCAACTACAAAGGCTGCTCTTCAAAGCTACTTTAGTAAGAGTTTGGTTAATGATGCAGCTATATTTGCCGATGTAGATTCCAGTGATAATCTTTACTTAGTTGGTAGATATGCTGGTTCAAGTGCAAAGTTACAGGTCTCTTCTGCTGGCTGGACAGTAACAGGATTACATGCTTCTGGTCCACTAGGAACTGGCGCAACAAATGTAACAGCCTCAGGTGGAACAGCAGTATCAACAGGGGCAAGCTCAGTCTATGCTCTCTTTGAGACGGTCTATAAGGGCTCAGGATACAACCTTTCAAGCCTCCGCGACGGATCGGTAGTCGGACTTTCAGTGGAAGTAGATTCCAAGTCCATGAGAGATAATGTTACGGTAAACTCAGATGGAGTCTTAGCAGAGCAATTCTTAGTTGAATTTGCACCTTCTTCAATTGCAAGTATCGAGCATGTATTAAATACTGACTCTACTGTAAACCAAAGCAACTTAGTAAATGTGCAATTACTAGC